TTTGCCATTTTACTGCTCCTTGAGCGCAGATGCTAATTGTTTAATATCCTGCGATACATTTTTGTATCTGGATTTCTCCACTGATACCTCAAGCATAACGCTCGCTTTATCAATGATCACATAACTTGGTCGTCTCTCATATATATCTACCTGAGATTTGCCATCGTCTGTGTGCGTTAATACTATGTATGCCATTATTGTTCTCCAGTGTTTATATACGATA